GTGTGACGTGGAAGCCGTTGTGTGAGTCGTTGGCGTGCCTTGTGGACGAGTCGCATGGTGGGCACATTGACGACTATTGGGCGCGTACTGGCGCGTGGGGTGTCCCTGCTGGGTGGCGTGAGCGCGTGTTGGCTGATGTTTGATGTGCGGGTTGGCGATTGTCTCGAATTGGTTAAGTCCTTGCCCGACAGCTCTGTGGACATGATTTTGTCGGACTTGCCGTATGGGACTACTGCGGCGAAGTGGGATTCGGTTTTGGACTGGGGGGTGCTGTGGGCTGAAATGCGGCGGGTGGCCCGGCCCGGCTCCGCCATCGTCTTGTCTGCCGTGCAACCTTTTACGTCGATGGCTGTTGCTTCTAATCCTAAACTTTTTAAGCACGAATGGATTTGGGATAAGGTAACGGGCCGGGGGCATTTGGTTGCTAAAAAAAGGCCAATGCAGCAACATGAGAGTGTTTTAGTTTTTGAGCAAAACGGCAACGGTGTTCGCTATTATCCTCAAATGGTTGAACGCGATAAGCCCATTAGGGGTAAAGGCGTGGAGTCGTCTAGGACTGAGTTGGTGGGTGGCAAAACCACTCTTGTGGCCCCGGTGGGGGGCAAGGTTTATACTCACAAGTACCCTAAAACAATTTTGACTTTTAAGCCGGACAAGAATGTTGGTCATCCCACTCAGAAGCCTGTCGCCTTGTTTGAGTATTTGATTCGCACTTACACTTTGCCGGGTGGGGTTGTTTTGGATTTGACTGCTGGTGTTTTGACGACTGCGGTTGCCGCCGAGGCTTGCGGCAGGAGTTCTGTGTGTTTTGAGATTAGCCAAAATTATGTAGATATTGGTTTGACCAGGTTGGGGGTGGCGTGATCGTGTCTGACCGTAAGTTTGCGTCGCCTGTGGAGGTGCAGTTAAAGTTTTCGACTTTTGTGGGGTCGTTGCCGGATGCTTTTGTGTTTGTGATGGCTAAGTTGGCTGATGCTTGACGTGGCTGAAGGGGCCATGCCGGTTGAGGTGACGACGACGTTTGCGACGGTGGTGGATGATATGGCGGCGGCGTGGGCGTTTGTTATGGGTAGGGTGGATTTGGTGGGTGGTGACCCGCAGGTGGTGGTGAATCCTGTGCGCTGGTTTGTGGGGGATGGGGAGGAGTCGGCGCGTCGGTTTGAGGTGTCCGTGTCGGGGATGGTGGAAGAGTAGTGTAAGGTTGTCAGCATCACGATACCCCCGTTCCGCGTCATGGCGGCGGGGGTATTTTCTTGCCCGCTGGTAGACTACCCACATGAGTTCAGGGCTTTCCATTCGCGACCGCGCCATTTTAGACATGGCCACTGCTGGTAAAACGTCTGCGGAAATTGCGTCGCATATGGAAACGAACCCGTCAAGGGTTGTCTCCGAGTTGAGTAGGCTAACCGACACTCTTGATTGGCTTAGCGAGTTGCAAGAGTTGAAGTTGGCGATGCGTTCCCTAAAGGGTCTTGTCGGTTCGTTGAAAGAGGTGGCTGAAGGTGGCCGCGATGACAAGCAGACAAAGAATTACATTGATGCGTTGCGTTTACTGTTTGAACGTATTGACAACCGTAGTGAGAAGGTTGACGCAGATTTGGATAGGGTGCGTAATGCGCAAGCCCGTAAGATGGTTGAAATTGTGGAGAAGTCTCTTTACCATTCGTTGGGCGTGTTGGGTGAACGTTTCCCCGATTTGCCGAACGCTGAAATTGAAGGCCAGTTTCGGGAGTCTTTGGTGATTGTTTCAGCCGAATACGATTCGGACGAAAACTAGGTGGCCGTTTTGTGCGGGGGTGTTTGTTGTGGCTACAGAATTTAGTGCAGTTGCTCAACTTGCTGTGACCGAGTTGGAGCGGAAGTCGCGCCGCCACCTTTACAAAACTGACCCTATCGCTTGGGCGGAAGAGTTTATGGGCGTGCAATTGTGGAGTGCCCAAAAAGAGATTATGTTGTCGGTCAGGGACAAGAGGGCTACCGCTGTTGCTGCCGGGCATGGTGTTGGAAAAAGTTGGATAGCGGCACTTCTTGCCTGTTGGTGGATTGACGTACACCCGCTTGACGAAGTATATGTGGCCTCCACGGCTCCCACCGTGGATCAGGTGACTGCTGTGTTGTGGCGCAATATCCGCAACTTCCACAATCTTGCCAAGCAACGGTTCGAGGCGGGGCTAACCGACCATCGACTCCCCGGCTACGTGACGGGCGACAACAGGTGGAAGACGGATGATGGGATTCTGATTGGGCAGGGTCGTAAGCCTGCTGATGATCGTGCCGACGTTGCTTTTCAGGGTATCCACGCAACCTACTTGTTGGCTATTGGCGATGAGGCGGTGGGGTTGAATGCTGAAATGATTGGCGCGTTGGGTAACATTGCGACGGGTGCTCACAACCGGCAGTTGTTGATTGCGAACCCGACTGATCCTACGTGTCAGATGGCGCAAATTTGGACGCGGGAAATTGCGGGTTGGAATCGTATGCACATTAGTGTGTTGGATTCGCCGCTGATTACGAAAGAGGCAGGGTTTGACGTTTCGCGTGCGCAGGGCATGTCGGGCCAGGAGTATGTGGATGACATGCGGGATACGTGGGGTGAAGATCACCCTATTTACATTGCGCGTGTTACGGGCCAGTGGGCGTTCGATGCGGGCATGACGGTGTTGACGGAGGCTGACGTGGCGAACGCTGTCAATGCGTGCGTGGTGGCTGACCCGTTGGTGGCGCCGTGGTTGGGGTGTGATATTGCGTGGAGTGCTAAAGGGGACTTTTCTTCCGTGTATTCGGCTTCGCCGGGGGTGGTGTGGGAGACGGATGAAGATTCGGGGAAACCGACTGTGGCGACGGCAAAAACGGGTTGGGTGGTGAGGCGTGTTGCGGCATGGCAGGGCGCCCCGTTGGCGGGTGGGTCGGATGAGAACCCGTCTAATGGCATGTTGATTGACCAGCACGCTTTAGGTTTGGCTGCGTCGAGGGTGAAGATTGACTCGTCTGGTGTGGGTATTGCGGTGGTGCAAGATTTGGCTTCTGAAGTGCGCCCGTATGACATTTACAAGATGGCGGGTGGTAGTCCGGCGCGGGAGAAGGCAACGTATACGAATGCGCGTGCGGAAGCTTTTTTTGACATTAAGATTTTGGCTCATCAGGGGTTGCTGGATTTGGATGGTGCTGATGAGGATATGATTGACCAGTTGCGGTCTGTGCAGTATGAGTACGATTCGCGTAATAAGATTAAGATTGAAAGCAAGGCTGACATGCGTTCGAGAGGGCGGAAGTCACCTGACTTTGCTGACGCAGTATGGTATGCCTTGTATGATGCTGACCCGGATGAGGGTAAACCGCATAAGGGTGATGTTGTTGCATACAACCCTTACGACTTTATTGAAGAAATGCAGTCTGATGTGCGAGGTTTACCCGTATAAGCGGCTGGTATGATGGGTGTTATGCCTAATAAAAGTGAGTCTTTGGTCGAATCGCAGCGTGAAGTGGAAGTTTCCATGTTCCGCAACCAGTTGAGCGAAGCGCATAATGCGTTAGAAAATGCTAACTTGCGGTTGGAAGAAATGTCTAACCTGTCACTCATGGCTGACGTGCGCGGCTGGCTAGAGTTGACTGGATACCAGTCTGATGGGCCGGACTTGTATCAAGTGCAAGACTTGTCAAAGAAGTTGCGCAACTTGACGGGGTTGAATGCTCACATTGGCCGTGGTGCGAGGTTACGGCACGCGCAAGTGTGGCAGGGCGGTATTCGGCACAGTGGCGTGCCCGGTTCGAGGCAGGGCAACCGTGGCGTGCAAGTAGATATTGACAGTCCCATCAATCAGGCAAACTTTTTTGGTGCGTCGGCTCGGGAACGTCAAGAGAAGGCGTTGTACACGTCGGGACAATATTTTGTTGTTGGTGAAACGTCTGGCTCGGGGCGGGGGCGTTCGGCTGGCGCTAAAACGTTGCGGTCGATTCCTGTTTGGCAGATCACTGCCGCCATTGTCAACCCGGATGATCCCAGCGAGTTGTGGGCGGTGCGCCGTTCCTGGTCAGAGGATGGCCTTGTCGATGGTACGCAGAGAGTGTACCCGACAGGTACAGCCAATTTGAAGAACGAGTGGATTTATTTGGAACTTCACAAGGCCCGTAAGACGGCTACGGTGACGTTCAATGGCGCCCCGGAGCCGGTTGCTGCCAGCAAGACGTTGTTTGTGGAACGTGCCAACTTGCAGGAAGGCTGGCTGTGGGGTTTGCCGGATGCTACAGCAGCTTTGAACTGGTCTAACGAATACCGTAAAGGTATCCTGTCGGGCCTGAAAATGCAGGAAGCGTTGGCAACGTTAGCGTTCAAGCTGAAAGGGCAAACGGCGGCGTCCACTAACGCGGCTGCATCTAAAGTGTCGTCCACTACCAATAAAGGTGGCACTGCGGCGATGGTGGACGGTATGGACGTTGCCGCGTTGACCACTGCTGGTTCGGGTTACGACTTCGACTCTCTGCGTCCCGTGTTGGCTATTGTGGCTACAGCGTTGGACGTGTCCGTTGTGGGGTTGTCGTCTGACCCTGGCGCGGCGGGTTCGTCGTATGGGGCGGGGCAGTTGCTCGATTTGCCCACACGGCTCAGCATGGAAGTGCGCCGGATGCTTCACGTTGAGTTTGAGAAGGAGGTGCTGGCCTGGCTGGGGGCGCCCGACGCTCACGTTTCGTTTGAAAGCCTTTTGGATGCTACAGAAATCCACCGCATGATGCAGGCCATTATTCTTCCGTTCATGCAGGGAGCGTATGGGCCTCAAGAAATCCGTGACCGAATTGACGGGTTCATGGGGTGGCCTGAAGGTGACGTTCCAGAAGGCGTGTTGACGCCCAACAATGAGGCTTCGTTGGCAAGGCGCGACATTGATGCTGATGGCGTGGTGTCGCCGGGGCCGACCGTGCCTGCTGCCGATCAGGGTCGTGCTGATGGTGTTGGCGGGGATGGTAACGCTTCCGGTAACGAACTGCGAACCGACACTTTGACGTAAAGGCCGCTTTTCTAATGACGCATATAGTTGTCACTAGGCCGGTTTGTGCGTACTCTATTTGCCTTTAGCTATCTTTGCGCATATTCAGCCTTGCGTTGTCCCCTCCCCAATAGGGTTGCGTTACCAATCTGATAAACTGTATGCAGGATGACTACTCGCAAACTTTTAGAGCACGGCGCGCTACTCGAATCTAGCACGGGCAGCGGCAAGTTCCGCGTACGCATTATTACGGAAGGCAAAGGTTCGTCGGGTACTTACAGCCGCGAACTTTTAGAAGAATACAAGGACGTGTTTGCTGGCCGTCCCATGTTTCTCAACCACCCCAAAGACCCTTCAAAGCCGCATGAGCGGGACGTGCGTGACCTTGCAGGGCGCGTGTCGCCCACAGTGGAGTACGCGGTTAATGAAGGTGTAGCCGGATTGTTTGCCGAAGTTTCGGTTGACACCCGTTGGGCAGAGTTTATCGAAGAGTACAAAGACGTTATTGGTGTGTCCATTTTTGCTTCTGGTGAAGGCCGCGAAGAGGGCAACGAATACATTGTCGAATCCTTTGACGACTCGGATTTGTATACCTCTGTGGATTGGGTTATTGCGGCTGGCCGGGGCGGGCGTGTGGAACGCATGTTGGAATCGTATAGGGATATTGAATCTTCCGCGGGGGAACCTGCGGGAAACGGCATGGCAACCGCCAACGCCGAAGCACAACAGATGGAGAACCAGATGGATGAGCAAAAGATTGTTGCTCTCTTCGAGGCTCTTACTGCCAAGGTTGACGCCTTGGACGTAAAAGTCACGGGCATCGTTACTCTCTCGGAGCAGTCGGCTGCCAAGGTTGCTGAGAACGTTGATGCGTTCGACGTGGCTGAAGAGTTGACCACGGCGGTTGCCGAGGCGAAGCTGCCCGAGTCGGGACGCAAGCGCGTTATTGAGAGCGTAAAGAGTGGCGTTGCTGTCGCTGATGCAGTCGCATCGGAGAAGGCATACGTTGCCGAAATCACCAAGTCACTCGTTGAGGCGGCTAAGGGTGAGACCCACACGGACGTGCAGGGTCGCATTGTTGAATCTCAGAACGGGAAGCCTTTCTCGTTCAATGACCACATCGGAATGGGTGCCTAATGGCTCTGAATGAAGTCCTCCGCGATGGTTTCTCGGTTTCGTATTCGTTTGGCTCTAGCGATCCCGGCATTGCGTCGGGCGACTTTGTTAGCCTTTCCGCAGCCGCCCCTGGCACACTTTTTGGTGTTGCTGAGGTTGCTGCGACTCTCCGCGAAGACGGCAACTACTGGGCAACCATCCGCCACATTGGCGTTTTTGGCGCCACCACAACGGACACTGCGGCTATTGCTCGCGGTGCCAACCTTTACCTTACTGCTGCTAACGCTCCTGGCGCGGCTGTTGTTACTGCTGCTGCGGCGTCTGGTGCCAACTTCCTCATCGGGGTTGCGGCTGAGGCTAAAGGTTCCACTACCGGCAGTCAGCCGATTAAGGTTCGGGTGAACAACTGATGAATGAGCGTAAGCTTCTTGCTGAGAACGCCATTGAGCGTTTGAACGCGCAAATCAATTCGGGTACGGCTCTTGCTGAGAAGCAGAAGGAGCACGGTTCGCTGTTGTTTGCCACGTTGAAGGGTGACCGTAAGGCTGGTCGTGTCCTTCAGGAAGCGATTTCCACTTCCGACGTGCCCGCATTTTTGACCCCTGCCGTGAACGCTTTGTTCTTGGCCGAGTGGGCCAATTCGGCGCCTGTGTGGGATCAGTTCTCTGAGCGTTACGACACTGACCGTTACACGAACATTGAGTGGGATGGCATCGAGTTTGATGCTGACGACCTCAGCGGTGCGCAGAACGGTGAAGCGTACACGGGGTACGGCCTGCCGAGTGTGGGGGAGCTGTCGGAGTACCCGGCAATGAACTTCAACACTGAGAACGTGACGGGTGACATTGGTAAGCATGGCCTTCGGGTGCGCATGTCGTGGGAGACTTCGCTGCGTACTGGTTCGTTTGCTTGGTTGCCGCGTGCGGTTACTCGCATGGCGCAGTTGGCTGGCGAGCAGGAAGACCTGTGGATTGCTAAGGTCTTGGTTGATGCGGCTGGTGCTCCTAACTCTGCTTTTGCGGCGGCGCCTTCAAACCCGGCCATCACGTACCAGGCCATTGAGGCTGCGATTTTGCAGTCGCAGAGCGTCCGGGTGAACGGTCGTCGCACGAACTCGTCGCAGTTCCAGCTTGTTACCGGCTTTGGTCTTTCGACCACGGTTCGTGACATTTTGAACACGACTGAGATTCGTGAAACGACTGGCACGACGGAGTACGTCATCAACCCCAGCCTTGGCGGGTTTGGTTACACTGCGTTTGATGCTCTCGACCAGTATGGTGGGTCGGCTGCTGCACCTGCATGGTTCCTCATCCCGCTGAACTCGGCGCGTCCGTCCATTCTGGCTTTGCGCCACGAGGACGCTCCTGTCCCGCAGGTGTTCCTGAAGTCGTCCAACGCGCTTGCGCTTGGCGGCGGCGCGACTGACCCGATGGGTGGTTCGTTTGACACGGACGACACTGAGGCGAAGATTCGCGTTGTTGGTGGCGGTGCGGCTTTCACCCCGCAGATCATCGTCGCTTCTGACGGTTCGGGTTCGTAAGGTTTAGTCCCGACAAGCGGAACCCCTCACTGGAAACGGTGGGGGGTTTTGTCGTGCTAAAATGTTGTTGCGGCGTAAAAGTTTACCTCCTTTCCTTTTATGCTTGCTGTTGCGATGGCAGGTTAGGCCATCCGGCCCCCGGTTGAGGTTCCTCCCGCCTCCTGGGGGCCGTTCGCGCATTCGGGTGCGATATTTTTAGAAAACTACTGTTAGACTTGTCGCATGATAAGAAAAAACCGCGTGGACGAGAACGGCAATCGACTAGGCTGCGAAGTGGAGGGCTGCGAAAACCCGATAAACTATATGGGCATGTGTGCAAAGCATACTGGAAGATTTTTGAGCGGTAGGGATTTGCACGCCGCAAGCCAGCATGAAAAGACATACAAAGAACGGTTTATGGAGAAGGTTGACAAGCGTGGAGGATTCCCCGCCAGCCCATACGCCTGGGACGAGTCAATGGGAGAATGCTGGAACTGGACTGCCGCCAGGCGTGGCATGAAAGGAACGTGCGCGCACGAGTATGGCGCATTTCGGATGAATCAGAAGCAAATGTATGCTCACCGCGCTGGATACGAGATTTTTATTGGGCCGATACCGGAAGGACTCAGCTTGGATCATCTTTGCAGAAACACTCTTTGCGTAAACCCGTCCCACATGGAACCCTGCACGCTGAGGGAAAACCAGCTTCGGCGCGAAGGCATGAGAACCCACTGCAAGAACGGCCACGAAATGAGCAAGGAGAACACCGTGATTATGTCGGGCTTTCCAAATCGAAGGTATTGCAGGCGGTGTCGGGCGGATGCTTCCAAAAAATATGCAGCCAAGAAGCGAGCGCTGGCTCGAACTGGTAAGATGGGAGCATGACCAATCCAGGCGTTTTTCCAGTAAACACTGCCACCAACGTGGGCATCGTACGCTCTTTGATTGGCGATCTGCTTGCCCAGCCGCTTAGCCCCCCCGTTACGGGGGAGGGGGATTTCCCGCTTTTCAGCGACAGCGAAATCAGTGTGTTTTTGATACAGTCAAACAGTTCGCCAATCGCGGCGGCTGGGTGGGCTTACCTTTCCCTTTCGGGGGTTGCCGCGCAAAACGCAGAGTCTCTGGCTGACTACGACCTAAAGTATGATGGTCGGCAGAAGGCGGAACGCCTACGCGAGCAGGCGGCAGAGTATTTCCGGCTGGCGCGGGAGGCTGACGCGGCAGGCACGACTGGTTTCCAAATTGTTGGCACCGGCTTGCAATACCCGTACTGGCACGAACTTGCCGAATACCCTGGCGTGTCACAGTCGGGGCTGATCGTCTAATGGCTCAAGGGCCAATGGTGTGGAGTGACCGCATCGCCGCGTTTTCAGACACGATGAAGAACGCCGTGGTGGACATTCTTAACCCGTCTTTAGTGACTTCCATATATAATGTGGACACAAATGTGACCACATATTCTGGCGATCCCGTGATTGCTGCTGGTGTTGCGGCGCGCATTCAGCCGGTGAGGCTTGCTGTGGACACTCGTGGGGCTTCCACAGCGAACCCGTCTGGTGAAGTGCGTTTGCGTGTGCAGATTCCACGCACGTCCGTTACTGGTAAAATTCAGCGTGGGTGGATTGTGCGGGTTACTGAAGCCACACGGAACCCTGAACTGCTCGACTACGTTCTAGTGGTGGATGCGGTAGTGGATTCGTCGTGGAGGGCCAGCATCACTATTGAAGTTGCTGTTGATGTGGAAAACGAATCGACGTGGACACTGTAATGCCGTATCGGATCACTAAAGGTGGCGGTAATGCGTTTCGCGCTGAAGCGAACCGTCTGAAAAAGCGTGTCCGAATGGGGGCTGAAGCAATCGTGGGTGACGTTGTTGCTGAAGCGGTTGTGGATCAGAAGCACACGTTGGATACGGCTACAACTACGTGGGGTAATTTTCGCAAAAGTCAAGGCCGTGAGTCGGCTGGTCGGCGTGAAAGAGACACCATGTATGACGCGATTACGTCTACCGTGAAGGCGGGCCGCACGTCTGTTGTGGGCGAATGGGGCTGGCTACGTGGGGCACTGAAATACTTTTTAGTACAAGAACACGGTTCGGGTACTATTGGAGCGGCCAATTCTTTAGCTCAATCTAAAGTGCAGGCTGACCAAAACTTGGCTGCGCAAGTGAAAGCGAGAACCCGATAATGGCCGTCAACCCCGTAGCAGATCAAGATTTGATTACCGCCTATTTTAATGCGCAGTTGGCGCAAACTGTTTACGACGACGGCGTGCCCGACCCTGCCGATATGACGTGGACAAACAACGCACTGTCTCCTTACGTGGTAATTGAATATGGGATGCCTGTCGGCGCCACTGCCGGTCGGTCTATTGCCGGTGAAGAAAAGCAACCCACCGTTCAGCGTGTCGGCTTATCTGTCGTGTCGTCTAGTGGCAAGTTTGCCCGTCAAGTGGGCGGGAAGATTGCCGACGTGGGTGTGGGTTTTGAAGCGTCGGCCAACGTTAGCCCGCTACGCTTGCTGGGCGGGAGCACGTTTACCATGCAAGTGGATTCGCGTCCTACCGTGTATGTGTCGCAAGTGCATTTTACTTACAGTTCCAACATGACGGATTCGTAACGGAGTCTGGTAAACTGTTATCATGCCTGCTGCAATTCACATAAGTAACGGAATCATTCGAGACTACCCGTTGAACGTTATCAACCACCGAGTTTTAGGCAAAGACCTAGAACTGTATGTGGAGGATGGGGTTGAGGAAGACAAAACGGTTATTGACAAGCGGGTGTACAAGAAAAAGTCCGAGACTCCCGTTGAGGACGTAACTGATACTGAGGAGTCCGTTGTGACTATTTTTAAGGCTGGTCGGTAATGACTGAACAGAAAACCCTTCGCGGAAACTACACAGTTTGGGCCGCGTTTCCTGAAGCCGTAGTTGATTGGAATGCGCCTAGTGCTGCCGCGATTGCTACAGCGGTTGCCGCTGGTCTAATCGTTGACATTTCGTGTGCCATCACCGACGATTCGGGTGAAAGCTTGAACGAAGTTGATCGTGCAACGGATGACACTCAAAGCATTTGCGACGTGGCAAGTATTAGCACTCCCACGTTCCGCAATTATGAGGCTGAACTTGACGGGTTCCGCAACAAGCCTGGCACTACCGACACGCCCTACTTTGACTTGTTTTTCGACTTGTTCAACGGGGTGGGACGCGAGTATTGGCTTGTAAAGCGTGTTGACAAAGTGCAAGGCGCAACCATTGCCGAAGACGACATTATTTCCTCTTACAAGTTTGAAACCGATCACGGTGTTGACATTGCTGAAGATGGTGGCCTGATTTATTTCGGCGCCCGATTCAAGTCCACCGGCGAACTTTACACCAATGAAAGCGTGGTTGCATAATGAGCAGGCAGAGTGCAAACGGTTTTGTAAAAGTTGCGTGGATTCTTGAAGCCAACGTTGCCAACCCAGCGTTCCCCACACCGACCGAACTGAACACGAACGGTTTAGACTTGTCTGCCGCAATTTCGTGGGAAGACTTTGCTCTCGGTTCGACAGGTTCAGACGACATTGAAGATCGTGCGCTAACAGATTTGGGCAACGCCGTTTCACGCGGTTCAGCCAACTACGAAGCCACGTTGGATTTCTTCCGCGACTTGGACAACCAGGATGCCGCATCCGTGTACGTGGACGCTTTTGAAGCGTTCCGCACAGCAGACGTTGTAGGCTACCTGGTTTGCCGTTTTGTGCGGCCAGCGAGCGCCGTGTGGGCCGCTGGCGACACGATCAGTGTGTTCAAAGTCATTGTGTCGTATTCGGCTGACATGACTTCAGGCGACAATTCGACTAAATTCCAAGTCAACTTCTTGTCGCAAGGCGCCCTGTCTACCAACACGACTGTGGCAAGTGGTTCAGCAGTGGCGGGTGTCCCGCCAACGTCTTCACTTGCTGTTGGCGCACGCCTCGTGTTGCTTCCCACCTTGGATGGCGTTTCTATCCGCTCAAGGGCAACCTACGTTAGTGCAAACCCTGCACTGGTCACGGTGTCTAACCACGGCGTTGTTGTGGGGGTTGCCACTGGTGGCCCGGTGGACGTTACCGTGTCGTATGGCGCATCTGCCACCGCCGACGTTTGCGCGGTCACAGTCCCGTAATCTGGTAGACTTTTACCACACCAAGCCCCGGCTTCCACTAGCACGACTGGTGGGGGTTGGGGCGTTTCTGTTTGAGGAGGCTTGCAATGAGTGAAGATGTAACGCAGGAAACAGTTGATGCGGCTATCGACTTGGGCGAGAAGGTGAAAGCGCGGGTTGCGTCTGACCCCGAAGCGGTTCGCAAACTGGTTAGCAGTTCTGTGCTGGTTGAAGATTTTGTGACCGTGTACCCGGATAAAGCACTCAACTTGCGTTTCCAAAAGCACACTCGGAAGTTGGCTGAACTTGCAGCGCGGGCGAGGGGCGACGTGGAGGTTACCCCCGAATTGCAGTCTGAACTTGACGCGCTCGAAGTGGAAGCTACGGAACTGCGTGACCTAATTGAAGCGTCAGGTATCACGCTGCGCTTTGTCGGCTTGGGCAAAAAAGCGGTGAAGCGTATTCGGGCGGAAGTGTGGGAGAAGTACCCGTTTCCCCCTGAAGGTCAGCAAGACGATCAGGCGTTGGCTTCCGACCGGCAAGATGCGTATGAAGAGTGGTTGGTTGCCGCGCATTTGGCTGAAGCGGGCTACACTCGTGAAGATTTGTCCGAATGGCGTGACAAGTTTCCCCTCCTAGAATTTGGCAAACTGTGGGCTACGGCACAAAAATTGTCGATCACTGACGACTTCCTGAATGGTGCTTTCAACGTAGATTTTTGATTTCGCTTCTGTCGTCACCGGCAGGAGCACGATACATGAGCCACATACGTTCGGCGTTAGATTTGAAAGTTCGACCTAGCGCCCACATTCGCATGGTCAAAAATCCTCATTCTGGGTGGAGTCGTTGGGATCACTTGTTGGCTGTCGCCTATTCGCAGTTGAATGCTGAAATGTGTGACAAGTGCGGTAACCCTACGTGGTTGTGTCGAACGACGGATGACCGCGTGCGTTTTGAGGTGGAAAAGTATGTGTGTTATGGGGATAAAGCTTTGCAGAAACGTCGCAAGGCGCGGGAGAAGCGCAAAGGTGAGTTGAAAGATGGCGAGTATGAGTTTGTGCGCGCCGTGCCAAACCGCGAGATTGACGTTTTGCCGTCCCGTGACGACTATTACGAGTTGTTGGATTTGAAGTCTCGGGAAGGTAACTGACTGCTGGTAGAATGGGTGTAGACTTTACGCCAATTTTGAGGATGGTTTTACGTGGATGGCTTTGACAGCAAGGCGCAAATCACTCTCGAATATAAGCAGTACCTTTCGGCACTTGATAAACTGATTGACAAAAATCAGGAGTTTGGCAAGCAGGTTGGGCTTACCGGCAAGCAGGTTGAAGACCTCGACAAGAACCTAAACAAGGCCCGATCTGCACTCAACGGGCTTAGCGGAAGTTCCAATGAGGCTACAGCCGCAACCAAAAAGACCAACTCTGCACTGGTCGAGCAGATTGATCGCATTAGGACGCTGAATCAGCAAACTCGTGCTTTGGCCGATTCTCGTAAAGCCATTCGCGGAAACTTGTCTGCAAACCTTTCTGGCATTCCAGAAAACGGGCCTAGTCCCCGAGTCGGCTCTTCGTTTGGCAACATTGTTGACCAGGGCGACAAGGCGGCGCAACAGGCTTCTCGTTCTTATTCAAACCTTTCCACATCTATTGATGGTGCGATTGATGCACGTCAAAGGGAAAGTCAAACGTTTTCCACTTCGTTGCAGGCAAGGATGCAGGAAACTGCGGCAACGGATAGGGCTACGGCCGCAACGGATAGGGCCACTGCGAGTAGCGCCAATCAAGAGTCGCAACTGATCCGTGGCCGGTACGCATTGTATGATGTTGCGCAAACGTATGCCGCCGTTGCCGCTGCCGCCTTGGGCGCGGTTGCCGCTACCGCCGTTTTTGCCACCAAGTATGAGACTGCGTTTACTGAAATTGAACGCACCACGCTAAGCCTCAGTGGTAACGTGTCGTCTAACATCAACCAGTTGCGTGACGGGTTTTTGGACTTGTCGGAAACCATTCCCATATCTTTTGCCGAGTTGACTAAAATTGGTGCGCTTGGCGCCCAGTTGGGCATTGCCGAAGAGGATCTGGTTTCGTTTACGGAAACCGTTTCTCAGTTTTCTCGCCTGTCGGGCGTGAGTGCAGAACAATCCGCTTTGGCTTTCGGGCGTTTAGGCGAACTGTTGAACGTGTCTGCCAAAGAATACGTCAACTTGGGTTCAGCCATTTCGGCGGTAGCCATTTCGAGTGCCGCAACTGACGCGCAAATCATTGCCCTCTCCAAAGAGCTTGCGGCAACATCTTCTGGCGCGGGGCTTACCGCTGACGCCGTTGTGGGCCTGTCTTCCGCGTTGGCCTCGTTGGGTGTGGCGCCCGAAAAGGCTCGCGGTGCTTTGACCATGTACTTTAGTACGCTCAACCGGGCTGTTGCTGAAGGTGGGCAGAAGTTGCAGGACTTTGCCGAGGTCACAGGGTTTACTACAAGCCAGTTGGACGAAATGGTTCGCGCTGGCCGTGGCGAAGAAGTCCTGCAAGGCTTTATTGCAGGCTTGAGCGACCTTGACAACATTGGCGTAACGCAAGCCCTTGATCGCCTAAACCTCCGGCAGTTGCGTGTGGCTGACACATTCCTCCGGTTAGGGCAAAACGTTGACTTTGTGAAAAGCCAATTCGACATTGCTAAAGGCGCATACGCTGAAGGCACGTTCTTGGCAGACGCTTACGCCGTCGTGTTGGATGACGTTGCTTCACAATTCCAACTGTTGCTCAACTCTATCGGACGATTCCTGGCCGGTGCCGGTGCGCCCATGCTCGAATTCCTGCGAGTTGCCCTACCGTTGGCGGCAGAATTCTTCAACGGACTCAGCGACTTTGCCGAAACCGATTTTGGGCAATCCGTGTTTACGTTCGTTGGCGTACTCACTGTCCTCATCGGGGTTTTGGCGGCGGCGCGCGGTGTGGCCGCTTTGACCGCTGCAAGCATCTTCGCCATTTCTACAGCCAGCAGCATTCTGGGCGGCACAGGCGTAATCGCCACACTGCGCGGCATGACTGCGGCCATGTTTGGCGCAAACGCGGCAGCGTTGACCTTGAAAGGCAGCCTCCTTGCGGTCGGCAAAGCGGCAGGCGTTTTGGCCGTTGCGGCGCTTGCGTTTGACCAGTTGTTCAACGAAGGTTCGGGAACGGTGGGCCTGTTTGGTGCTGAAGTTGGCGGCGTAATAATTGATCTAATGTCCACGTTCAGTGGGCTTTCAGGGGCGATAGCTTTTGCCACTGGCGACCTGGGGAGACTGTACGATGTTGCCGCTTCTGGCGCACGTGTCTTTGGTGGCATTGGCGACATTTTGGAAGGCTACTACGGGGCCATTTCCGACCTGCTTTCAAAAACCGTTGACGGGTTTGACGACTTGCGCCAAATCGCCCCCATTTTCGGTGGTATCGCCAACGCTGTCAACGCCACCTTAGGGCCAATACTCAACTTTGTGAACGGCTTGAGGCAGGCAGTTTCGCAAGCCAACAGGGCGCAAATTATTGGTAAAGCCGCTGGCAAAGCCACTATTGGGCGGTCTAACGTTGGCAACAAATCAACGGCAATTGTTGGCGGCGAAAACTTTGATGAAGCAATTGCGGGCGCCGACGACTATGCTAAAGCATTGTCTAACGTGGGTTCCGGGGCTGGCCGCGCCGCCGACAAAGTTCGCACACTGGTGGACTACGCAAGCGACCTGTCTAGTGTAATGAACCGTTCTTTCGACATTCGCTTCAAATCAATCCTGGCGATGGATGGTGTGGCTGACACTTGGCAAGACTTGAACGAGCGCATCCGTGATTCTCGCCTCGAATTGCAACAGTTGACTGCCGACAAGGCCGTGAAAGAGTATTTCCTGTCTGTCGCTGAAG